CACTAGAGTCAGTCAGAGGAGCTATCAGCGAATACGGTTTACTCGGTTATGACTCAGTAACGGGTGGAGAGATACGCATTCCAGATGGTGGCATGTCTAGTGTTACCAAAAATATTAAGTTAAAAGATGGCAAACTAGCTATCGCAACAGAATCACATTTTAAATTTGGCGCCATGTCGAAAACATTCTCCGGTGGTGGGGGCGGTAAATGGACCGTGAAAGGAGAGGGCGACTTACCCACAATTATTGCATTAATGGAACAAGAAAAATTGTATGCAAAGCAGGGGTACTCTCCGCTTTCTACAAGTATCAGAGAGAAAGATTTTACAACACTTAGAGAAACATTTAAAGATGTTCAGCTTGTTGCTGCAGAGGCACCGATCAGGGTTAAGAAAGGCGTATTGCCGCCAAGGGAATCCATGACAGGTATAATGTCTTATTCTTCAGGCGTAATGAAACATGGAAGCCCAGCAGAAATTGAAAGACTAAAAGAACTAGGAGTTGTTGGTGGAGAATTTACCGGTACTGATTTAAGTGCTAAACAATTAATAGGTAAAATAAAAAGTTGGCATCCGAGTGAGGGAATGGAAGAGATATTCCGCGGAACCTCATATCTCGGTGGAGATGTCTCTGAGATGATATTGGCACCAGATATATCTTCTGCTCAATCAGGCGTAGGTAAGACGGGAACCCTTTCAGAGAGAGCAGCCTACAACCTACAGGCTATGGGATTAGAAGATTTTCTAGACGACTTGATGTCTGCCAAGCGAGCAGAAATAGGGATTAGTCCGCTTGCTCAGATGAAACAATTAGAAGCAGCAGAATCAATAATGGCAGATGTTGGTGCCATAGGATCTAATATAGGAAAATATGAAGGAGATATAGAAAGACTATTTCAACCAGACCTGACAGAAAGAAGAGAATTTATAGGGGGAAAAGATAGGCTTACAATCAATCTTGGCAAAAAAGTATCAGGGACAAGTAAGGTGACAGTTTTTGCATCTGATGTTATGAGCCCATTTGCTGGCAAGGGTCCATCAGGAGAAATGTCAGAATTAGATAGAGCAACAAAAAATCTTATGAATTCCATAATGAGAGGAGAGGATGAAGCTTTTCAGGTAGCTAGTGCAAGAAAGTATGAAGCTGCATTGGAAAGTGTGAAAACAAATGTCTCCAAGAATTTATATAAAAGAAAAATAAAAGGCTCCATGTATGGACAAGCAGTTTCTTCACTAGAAGGAATGGATGATGCCGCAAGAGAACTAGGTAAAACAATGAACCTTGGAGACGATATCGCAGGTCCACTCTTTGCAATGTCAAAACATGATATTAAAAGAAAGTTCGGAACAGCAGCCTTGAAGGAGGCGGCAGAAGGCAAGCTTTGGGGACTGATAACTAGAGAACCAATAGAAGGTACTCATAGTACTATCCTTGGGAATATTAGAATGGCAGAAGACTTTGATTTACCAAAATACGCAGAAGGAGCTATCTACGTTTCTGGAGAAGAAGCTTCTAAGAGTATGGTTAGAAAGCCTCTAGTAATTGACTTCGACAAAGACACTACAAACGTAGCTGTAGCTATGTCCGAAAAAGCGAAGGAAGCTATAAAAGGTTTTTATGGTCTTGAAGGAAGAACCCAAACCTCAATGGGTGTAGAGTATGTTAAATCATTAAAGAGAATGACAGCCTTTGAACTTAAAGGAAAGGCACCATTAGACTTGTTAAAACTTACTGAGGCAGAACTTATTGCTATAAACTCTGCACAAAAAGGATTAGAGAAAGGGGCAATCGGTCAATTCTCTAATGAATTTAAAAGTATTCATATAGGATTAAGAGAACAGATGCAACCGAAGATGGGTAAAGCCGCAGCAGAAGCTTTCTATCTAGGCGAAGACTTCTCCCATTTATTCATTGAGAATATCCTGAAGGCTAAGCATCAAGGTAAGGAATCATTGATTGCAGGATCTGTAGAAGGTGTCATAGGACTTTTTACAGATAAAGCAGGATCACAATATGAGACTATGAACATGGGGAAAAAGGCTCAGGAACTTCAGAACATATTCGATGAACTTACTTTTGGCAGCAAGCAAACAGCTGACTCTGTAAGAGCAGCTAATGAAGCTAGAGTAACAGAAAAACTAGCAGAACAAATGGGCTTTGCAGATAAGCTGAAAGAGGCTAGGGCAATAGAGCGAAGTGCCAATAGGACTGCCGAAATAGATAAGATTTTAGCTAAGGCAACTTCACAAAAAGATGCATTTAAAAAGATATCCAATATAAAGAACCTGAATAATGTTATGACTGCTCACGGATTGGGACGAAAGTTACAGGCTGAAGGGGACTATGCTATGGGCATAGGTAGAAGATCTATAAGTAAAATGCATTCCAGTGCAGCTTTTTTAAAAGATATTTCAAATGAAGCCTCTGCATTCATGACTAAGGGCTTGAAAAATGTAGGAAAATGGGGTATCCTACCTGCAGCCGGTATAGGTTTAGCTGCAAGCTTAATGAGCAAAACCAAGACACTGGAGCCTGCAAGAGATACAGGTAAACTACACGAAAAAGAATATGCCGAAGGCTTAGGAGAATCCTCTGCCGGAAAAACATTATTCTCTATTCCAGAACCGCAGTTTGATTCCTTTCAAATACGAGGCACTGCAAACAGGGGAACTGATTTTGAATCACTTAGAGCACATTCGGAAGCCAATAGAAGTGGAATGGGAGTGAGACTACATGATCACAGAGCTCACGCAGACAAATACGCAATTGAAGAGATGGTAGAAAAGGGATATTAATGGCTGACTTAACAACATCATCAAGTTTTCTTAGAATAAATAACGTAACCTTAAAGGTTCCACCTAAGAATATATCTATAATCAAACAGGATTATAACGCATCAGTATCAACTCTGAGATCTCAGATAAGTACTCATGTGAAAAGTGGTAGAAGAACAATAGGAATTATAGTAGAAACATATTTTGCAGATGGACACAATGCAAGAAATGGAGAAGATGTAAATAGCAAAACTTGGATAAACGAGCAGTTGGCTCCGTTACTTATACAGGTTAGAAAGTGTCCTTTCGTGTCTATAGAGAATGAAAAAATAAGAAAAGAGATATTAACAGATCCAAGCCAGAGAGAAGCAGAGGGAATGATCCATGCTAATATGGCAGCTGTTGTTAAGAGTATATCAATAGAGTCCAAGGCTAGAGAGCCTGGCGTATATCGTGTTAGATTTCACATGGAATGGTTTAACTATCTTCCTTTCTCTAACAAGTTCGCATACAAACAGATAGCTTCAAGTGGAGCTGTTTCAGAAACTGATACTCCGGGTAATCAGTTTGAAGCTTTCTATAAAAGCGGCACAACCAGAGAAGCTGGAGGTGTATCCGCACCAGTCAATAGACTAGATCCAGCAACACCAGGAAGAAGCGAAGATGATCTAGAAATAGTGTATAAAGAATACAGAAGGATAGATCTTGAAAGCTTAAATTTTGAAAGAGATATGGATAAACTAACCAGTCTTGATCTAGATAAGTCTGAAGATTTCGTTACTCCATTGCGTGCCAATATACCCGATACTAATATGGCAGCTATTCAAACTCTGAGAGAAGCCGGGTGGGAATTCTTAGATGACACAGAAGCTGCAGTAAACGAACCGGGCAGAATAGTATATAGATACAGAAAATTCACTGTGCCCACAATAGATCCTGCAGCCAAATTAGAATCAGGAAGGCTAATAGTAGAAAGTGCAGCATCCATATTAGATACTAAGACTGTAACTATTCCACTATTGGGTCACACTATTCCTACAGCACAGTTTCTAGGGGCTACAGATGGAAGTGTTATCATTAACTTGTTCGCTAATGCAGAACTAGAAGACGGGATTGCTGACAGAGAGGCTGTTGGAACATCTAATAAGCTTTCTATGTTAAACAATATCATTGAAGTAGTAAATATTAATGCAGTAAAATACAGAAGAGTAGCAAAGAATGATTCGATATTCGTAAAACATCCTATGGCTAGACTCTTAAAGTACAAGAAGTATGATGAGACACACCTAAGGGTAGTCAACGACAATACTGGAGAACTAGAGATCTTTGATACTAACGATTTCCTTGCATGTATAATACAAGGTACAGAGTCGCACACAGTAGAAGGCTTGCCTTATTGTTCTAGGTTTAGTCTTAAGTTAACAGAGAACTACAAAGCTAAAGAGAGTATTGCTAAAAGACCTAAGAAGATACCTTCGGGGAGAGTTCAACAAGCAACAAAAGATCTACTTAGAATACTAATAGACAAATATGATATACAGCCACAGAAAAAGGCAGCGACGGATGTAGGAGAGAAGCACGTTATGATGAATGCTGAGAAAAAAGGTGTTCCGAGTAATGAGCCAGACCTACTTATTGCACAAGAGCTTACGAGATATCTAGATGCATCAATTGCTGTAAAAGACTTTGAAGATTCAAAAGATGTACTTGATGACTCATTCTTTATGGAGAAGACTAACAGTGAGCTAGACGAGGCATACTCGTCTTCGGCTATGTCATATAGGATGATTAATGCTCAGGGATTTTCTGCACAAGATAAAGAAAGATTAGCAACTATAACAAATGAAGAAGAACGAAATAAAGAAATAAGAAGAATCATAAAAAAATATAGGAACAGGGGTAACGCAGAAAATAGAGAACCGTTATCTGCAGAAAGAGCAAACGATATTGCCTGGAGCATAGTAAGAGTATTAGCCAAAAAAGATGATGAATCAAACACTCTAATGGAATACCAAGAGTCATTCGAAGAGATCAAGGCTGTCAACAAGGTTAGTAAAGAGTCTTGTTATCCAGACATGATGCTCCCAGAAGATGGAATGCAACCAGATTTCTTTTTCTATAATCCATCGGATATTGGCGGGAACAGCCACAAGAAAAGTCTAATAGAAAAGGTATTCGAGCGATATCAAAAGAGTGCTGAACAGTTCGCCGCAGAAGTTGGAGATAAAGAAGCACCACTAGTTCTATCTCAGAAGTTTAGAGGAAGTCCCGGACCACCTGTCATTGCGCCAAATTTAATTAGTTTGGGTTCAGACAAGAAAAGAAAGGAAGAGGCGCCAACAGACAAGGGGTTTGTCCAAGCACCGCTAGATGAAGAAACGCAATATGAGAATATAAAAGCTGCTATTGATAATTTTACAGATAAGACATATACCATG